CAATGTAGTCTCAGTTAGCGCTGATGTAGCTCCTTGGTTCAATATAAAAAGTTATGCAGGAGTTGTTCACCACTTCTTCGGGCTAATAGTTACCGATTTAGATAAGGTGCCCGTTCATGATAATCCAAATGCCACTCCATTTTACACCAAGGAGGGTGCTAATTTTCTTAGTAGAGGTTTTAAGAAAGCTTCCGGAGGAAAGTATTTAGCGCCACTTAATCTGGCTTCTATATGGAGCTCCGTTTACTGGAGTAAAACGGAGCCTACGGATAAAATAGAGCGCGTAGCACATTACGCACAGATAATTGAAGGCGCCCTTCGTGAGCTAGCGCTACATGGAGAGTCCGAGTTCAATAACTTTGTGGGTGTTGTGAGGCCCCGGTTTATTCGCATTGGAGGTACATGGTTGCCTCAGTGGCAGTATAAGCAGTATAGGCATTACATGGAAATGTACACCAGAGCTACAGATATAAAGAAAGTACCAACGCCTATTGGATGGATACAAGCACAAGGATCAGATATGACTGAGCTAGCAGCGGATCCCCCTTTTGTACAGGAGCCCCCAAGCGCTCAGGTGGCGCAGCGCCCTGTATTTGCTGGCGTCATGCCAAGGATTAGGCGTCCGAGGCCTGTTTTGAGTTTCTGCAGACTATTTACATGATATCTGCAACACTATTTTTCAATGCAAATATGGTGCGCTACGGATTCTATCTCGAGCTGATTACACTATTGTTGGTGTTAGCGCTAACTTATGTGAGAGTTTATGGTAATCTCAGAGGAATTCAGGCCTATATTTTTATAGGGGCGCTGATACTTGGAGGACCCCCTCTAGTTATGAATGTTGCTTATCAGGTGTATTGCCTGTGTGTGGGACACATACCTGGCATGGTTGTTGGCATGGTAAATATACTACGGGTTGTAGTATTTTTCTGCTCAATGGCCACGACAATTATAATTTAATGGCACCTGGTCTTTCTCCTTGTGCCTTGAGAATTTTTATTCTCAAAATCGCGGTAATCGCATATAAATCCTAGTGATCTTGCCTAAGATGATTTTTCAAATTTTACATCTTGGGTATTGCTTAGGTAACTTTAGATAATTAAAATTTCCGAAAGGGTATCCTCCTTTGTCAGGCAGGGTATCCGTTAAATTTCCAATAGACAGCTACTAGTTTAATAGAAGATAATACAACAGTTGACCAAATGGTCGACGAAACAAATGTGGATACAGAGAACCTCTTATCCCTGGTTGGACCCAATGATATTATTGCGTCGCCATGGGGAAGGAAGCCTGATCTTCGTCCACTATTTGATGACTATCGTCGTCAAAACTTAGGCACTCTTTTTGCAATGCCTCAGAAGATATTCTCAGGGAACTTGCAGCCAATAGCAACCGCTGTGCAGCTTGATCCCTTTGCCGCTTATATGGGAACCATACGATCCATTAGGAATATGGCGTCATTTAACGGTATATGCGGTACCATTAAGTTACGTTTGGTTCTCAGAAGTGCTGTTACAGCCTATGGGACCGGAATGATATCATGGTATTACGGTCAGCCTACTACGGGAGCTACAACAGAAGAGACTAAACTTCTTTTGAGTAGCGCTCATGCACAAATCTTTGATACGGCATCATCCCCAGAGTTGACTATAGATATACCATTTATATCCAATAGAGAGTTCCTCGACAAATCATACATTAACTATGTTACGTTGGCATACGGCACTCTCGCTTTAGAAACCCTCGATCCTGCGATTCCCCCGACTGTTTACGGTGAGGTGTGGATGCATATGGAGGATGTAGAGGTTACTGATTATGTAGAGGCACAATCACTGCCAGTGGCGGTGCGACA